GATTATGATGCGGAATTTCAATTCTTTCTTCCAGAGGAAGGATTTAACCTTATTCCAAAACATTACGCAGATATTTTCCGCACCGCAATAAATTCGGGAATCCTCAAATTAACCGAGGGTAATGTGATGGATGACCGAGAAGTGAGTAATTACATCATTAATCAGGCTGGAAAATACAATGTAAAAGAAATTGGATATGATGCCTATAATGCCGCCAGCCTAGTGGCTCGGCTTAACGAGGAAGGACTTCCAGTCAAGAAAGTAGGGCAAGGTATGGCAGTATTAAATAATCCAAGTAAATATGTAGAAAAGCTAATATTACAAAAAGCCATTAAACACAACGGAAATGCTTTTTTAGGATGGCAATTAGGTAACTGTGAATGTTATGAAGATGTAAATGGAAATATTAAGATTCGGAAAAACGAAGCTGACAAATCCGCAAAAGTTGATGGTATTATTTCTTTAATTATTGCGATGCATTGTGCATTGGATAATCCATCTATATCAAATAGTTTTGGTTTTAGAAGTTTTTAGGTTAGAATCACCTAAAATTGGGAGAAAAACATGGGTTTATTGGATATTTTCAAGGGAAATAAAAAACTACAAAAGGAATCCAATACTCTTTTTGGACAAACTCAACTTGGTAATAATGTTATTTATCAAGGTGCAAGTGGTCGCCAAACAGTATCGCAACAACTCCTATATGTAACCACAGGAAGCTCCACATCAGCTGGTAGACCAGTTGATATGTCGATGCTATCCCGCAATAGCACGGTAATGGCTTGCGTAGGAGTAAAAGCTAGGGCATTGGCTCAATTACCTGTCCGTGTTATGTATAAAGCCGATGATGGTAATTTTTTTGATGCTTTAGAAAACGAAAGCGTCAGCGTAAGAGAAAAAGCAAAAGCAAAACAAGTTTTAAATCTATTACGCAATCCAAACAACTTCCAAAGCCAATATGAGTTTTGGTATCAATGGTGTATGTGGCAAGATTTAGCTGGTGAATGTTTTACTTTATGGTGGAGAGCCAAGCAAGATGATTCTATGCAAACTCCTATCGAGATGTATAACCTCGATGCTACTCTTATTACAGTTCAGCTTACTCCTACTCGCTATCCTAGTTATAGGCTTTCTACTCCTACCTATGGATTTAACAAGGATGAGCCGTTATCCTCGCATCAGGTAATGCACATTTCAGAAGCGGCATGGCAAGGTGTTGCTGGCTTTAATAAAGGTATTTTGGCGGCAGAATTGGTAGCTTTAGACCAAGATATTGACCTTTATGCTAACTTTATTATGCAAAACGGAGCAAAACCTAGCGGTATGTTTGTTACCGAGCAAGTTATTCCAGATGCAAAATACAAAGAAATTGCGGCAAGATTAAAAGAAGCATGGGCAAATATGACAGGGTCAAGAGATACTGACCTTTCAAAGCCGGGTCAGGGAATGCTTTTAGACCAAGGAATGAAATATCAACCTTTGGATATGCTTACTCTCCAAGATGCACAAACTGCTGAATTAAAAGTTCAAACTATGAAGCGTGTTTGTGGTTTATTTGGTGTACCGCCAGCCATGATTGGTATTGCTGACCAAAAATATAATAATACTCAAACAATGCTAGATGAATTCTATAAAACCACTATGTATCCAATGGTGATTAATATAGAACAAAAATTGAATTCCCACCTTTTTAAAGGCTTTCCTAACCTTTGTGTAAGATTTGATACCAAGGAGTTTTTAAAAGGTGCTCCGCTTGACCAAATGAATTTTGTATCACAAGGTTTAAATGCGGGTATTATTACACCTAATGAAGCCAGAGAATATTTGAATATGGCTAAAATTGATGGACAAGATGAATTAACAAGCAAAAATACACAACAAGATATTATTAAAGGCACTTCTCCGCAAGATACTGGTGGCGGTGGAGGAAATCAGAAGCGTAAAATGAATATAGGGACAACATAATGAATATTTTTAAAAATATTTTTAATAAATTGTCTTCCCAAATCAAGAAACCTAATGATAAACTTACAAAAAAAGATGTAAGTCAGCCCAAAATACAAGATAATGACCAATCCATTAAACTTGGGGCAATAAATGAAGAACATAAACCTAATTTGCGAAGCGTTGGTAAAACTGGGACAAGACGCAGACGAGTCAAAGAATCCTAGTGGTCTAATCGAAGCAAGAGCAACTACATGGGGTGCCCGTGAAGGTGCTGATGGTAGAAAATTTAATTACCAGCCTGAAGGCTTTTATGATTGGGCTGATGAGTTTGCCAAAAACGGCAAGCCTATGCCTATGTTCCTAAATCATAACGATATGGGTATGCCTATTGGTCAATGGAATGAAATTTCCTTTGATGATGAGGGAATGACCGCAAAAGGTAAATTATTTCTAGAAACATCTGCTGGTTCAGATGTATATTCCGTTTTAAAAGAATCTCCTCGCCTATTTGGCGGTGTATCTGTTGGTGCATTTGCCGATGAAGCACAAATGGTAGATGAAAATGGAATGCCTACGGATGATGAAGAAGGATATTTTCAGATTAAAAAAGGTGGATTGCGTGAAATTAGCGTAGTTATGTATCCTAATAATCCAGAAGCAAATATTCACCGATTAGAATATTTCAACGCAGACGGACAAGCAAATCCACGAATTATCGAAAAAGCCTTGCGTGATGCAGGACTTTCCCGAAAAGATGCGACCACCGCATCTTCAATCCTCAAAAAAGTATTGGAAATGCGTGATGCAGAGCCGACAACTGTTGAGGTAGCACCACAACAAGGTGAACTTGAAGCGGTGGTAAATGAAGCTGATGCAATTCTAAAAGCCCTAGAGGAAAGAGAATTGTTGAAGTTATTATCTAAACGCATTAAATAAGGAGCATCAAATGAAAGAAGTTATTGAAAAATTAGACACAATGGAAGCGGCTTCAGTCGCTAAAATTGAGGAAGTAAAATCAGAAGTTGCGATTTCTATTGAATCCGCTAAAGCTGAATTTACAGAGCAAGTTGCCGCCTTGGAAGCGAAGATTTCTGGTGTTCAAGCTCCAGCAATTATTCCTACATTCAAATCATTAGGTCATGAAATTAACCGTTCTGTAAAAGAACAGATGCGTGATTTCTACAAAGCTGATAGCCGTATTGAAAAAGAAATTAAACTTTTTGAATCTGTTGACCAATACGATGCGTATATGCGTGAAGATGGTTCACAGTTAGGTAATCCAGCTGGCTATGGTTCTGGTTACAATGTCGGTGGTCGCACAGGCTATGACCCTGTATTCGTAACTCTCCGTCAAACCAATCCATTGCGTGGTGTGTCCCGTTCTGTTGCGACTGAAGGCTCTGCTTATCAGTTCCGTGCAAAAACTGGAAACGCTGGTGCTCAATGGGGTTATGCAATCCAAAACAACGGTGCACCTACAACACAAAATACCAATATTTGGCAATTAGTGTTAAAGGATTTGAACTGCGAATTCCCTGTCCGTACCGCAACCCTCGATGATATTGATGGTTTGGAAGGCAATATTGTTTCCGACATGATGGCTGAATTCGGTCAAGTTGAAGCTCAATCTATGGTATTGAACAACGACCAAACTGATTCTCCAAATACTTATGGTGGAACAAATGGTCTGCGTGGTTTGAATCAATACGGCTATGCTGGCACATATACTGGCGGTCTAGTTCATTCAGCTTCTTTTGGTACAAGTGGTGTTGCAACAACCAATGGTCTTTCAACCATTAACACTTATGACCAAATTACCACTAACGGCACAAGCACTTCTGTAAATAATATTACTTACCAAGATGTAATTAATTTCATTTATAGCTTGCCTAACCAATACTGGACTGATTCAGCTAAATTCATGATTAACCCGATTCAGTTGCAAGCGATTCGTGGCTTAGTTGATGACAATGGTCGCCCAATTTATGTGGATGGCTTGGCTCGCACAGATGGTATTGTTGGTCAGTTGCTTGGTTTTGATGTAGTCGTGAATAAATATTGCGATACACCTAATGACCCCGGAACTTCTCCAAAAGCCGACTTGTATCCAATGTTCTTCGGTGATTGGTCAAAAGGTCACGCTATTGTTGACCGCCTAAATATGGTTCTCCGTAGATATGACCAGACTCAGCCTGGTTTCATCACATTCTATGGTGAAAAGCGTTTGGCATCTTCAGTTGTTGACCCATTTGCTCTTGTAGCATATCGTTCTACTCATACTGCTGATTAAAGGTAGGGGGAGAAATCCCCCTCCTTTTTTTTAACTTTTTTGGAAATAAAATTATGGCAAACCTAATTCTTGAAGCAGTCAAATCAGCCATTAAAGATGGCGAATCAGAAATCAATTTAAAAGAGGCATCTGCACTTACTGGTTCAGGCTCAGGAATTGGTGGTCGCATTATTTATGATGATGCTTTTGCATCTTTGCGTCAAAACAACCCTATTCGTGTGGCTGGTGCAAGAGAAATTGCAACCATTGGCTCACAACAGGCTTTTGTTGCTAAAACTGGCAACCTAACTAATATTCAAAATGGTGCGGTGGTTACGGCTAGTATTACCGCATCTGTAATGACTGTAACTGCGGTTTCAAGTGGAACTTTGCGTGTTGGTCAAACTATTTCTGGCACAGGTGTTACCGCTGGCACATATATCAGCGCATTAGGCACAGGAACAGGCGGTACAGGCACTTACACAGTTGTTGGTGATACAACCGCAAGTGAAACCACAATTACCGCCACAGGCAATCCTTGGGGCTATTACCCAATTAATAACAATAACTCCGCAACTGGTTACAACACAGTTTTGTGGCAGTTAAATGTTCAAGCAATTCAAGCAAGCGTTCCAATCAGAACTGCAATGCTAAGTGATGTAAATAATCTTGATGAAGCCATTGTTGGCGATATTGCCCTAGAATTGGCTCAACAGGAAGCGTTGTCTATGATGTTTAACAACGACCAATCTGGCTCAACAACAGGTTATTTTGGAGCAATTAATGGTCTTCGTGGACTAAATAGCTATTCCAATTCAACATCTGCGGCATCTTTCGGTTCAAGTGGAACTGCTCTTACTGATGGTATTCATACCGTTTTATCCGTTGCTCAAGCATCTGCTGGTGCAGTTGTATATGATGATTTGGCTAACCTAATGGCGGCTTTACCTTCACAGTATTTATACAAAGAAACAACTTGCTGGATGATGCATCCAACCACTATTGGTGCTTTGCGTAAATTGAAAGCATCTACAACATCTAACAACTTCCTAGAGGTTGGTGATGATGATGGTGGTGCGGTTATGTATATTTTTGGTCATCGTGTTTGTCCAAACCCATATATGAGTGTTGCCGGTTCTGGTAATTATTCTGTATATTTAGCTGATTGGGAAAGATTTGTAACAATCGCTGATAACGAAATTATGAGCCTAAAACGCTTTGACCAAACACAGGCTGGATTTATTACTTTATTTGCCGAAAAGCGTGTTTGCTCAACTATTCTTGATGTTTTTGCTGGTGTCCGTTTAGTAGGATAAGAAAGTAAATTATGTCTAGTAATATGACAAGTGGTGCGTATTACGGCTTACCTAGAAACCCTTTTAGTTATGAAAAGGTTGAACAGACAAGCCGTGATATTGTTACAAATTGGCTTACACTTGATGAAATTACAAACCAGCTTAATCTTTTCCAAGATGAGAGCCAAGACGAATATTTGAAAAGTCTTGAATTAGCAACTCGGATGGCTATTGAAGATTATTTAGGAATGTCCATATTTCCAATTACTTACAAAGCCTATTACGGCTCAACAAGTAATTCTATGGGTATGCAAACTGCTTATGACTTGCCAGAGGTTTCTCAAAACTTCGGTAATCAGGCTGGAACTATTATAAATTCGGTATCTTATTACAATGGCGATACACCGCCTATATTAACCGCCCTTGCTTCAAGTCAATACTATTATGACCCAACTGGTAATCGTGTAATTGTTAACACTTTTCCAAATGATATAAGCACAGTAATGGCTAACCCCATTGTTATCACTTGGCAAACAAAAGCTAATCCTGTTGCTCAATATCCAGTAATTAAACAAGCGGCATTGTTGCTTTTAACCCACATCTACAATAATCGTAGCAATACAACTGCTGGAGTTTTGCATGAAATTCCATTTGGTGTTGCCCAGCTTTTAAGACTATACAAACCATTGGTGCTATAAATGGGAATAGCCCGCTTTGAAAATGTTACGATTAATCGTGTAACTAACGGCACAGATTCTCTTGGTGAATATACAACCACAATAACTCCGTGGTTTACAAGTAGAGCCATCATTAAAGATGTAAGAAATAGTCTGCGAATAGCGGAAAGGTATCGTGTTTATCAAGATTTGGTAAATGCGACCTTTAATTACACTCCAAATGTAAAACAAATTGTGGATAACCAAGATTTATTTAGTATTACTTGGAGAAACCAAGATTGGCGAATTACAGATGTGTTTGAATCTGACGATAGGATGAGTATTACATTCCTTTGCTACTATAACGCACCAGACACACCAGTATGATTATTCAACTAAACCCTGTCCATTATGCAAAGGCTATCCAATACCAGTTATCGGAGATTGTTACTCCTGTTCCTGTTTATGCCAATTTCAATAGAAATTATGCAAAAGAAAGCCAATTTTTGACATGGAATTTAAGAAATGTTCATCAGCCTGTATATACAGGACAAACTCAGAATAACAAAGGTATAGATACACCAATTTTCCAAACTTCTGTGTTTGCTCAAAGTATGTCAGATGCTTTTAATTTAGCAAACGATATACTACAATCTTTACATGGATATTCGGGTGAATTTGGCGACCCAACCGATGATGGTTTTTTTATAGCCAAAGCAGATGTTGTGTGGTTATATAATAGCTATGATAATGAAATAGGTTTGCATCAAGTGTTCATGGATTGCACACTTTATGTGCCAGCATAAGATAATACCTTTTAACTTTTTTTGGAGTAATTAAAATGGCACTTATTGATAAAGTCTTACCCGGTTATGTAGCAACGCTATGGATGCAAGAAGGTGCAACACCTACTGCCTTAACTGATGCAGAGCTAGGAACTTGGGCTGATACTGAGCTAATTATTGGCACAACTGCTGGTGGTGTAGGAACTGATGGTATTCAAGTACCAGTAGAGGCTATTCCAGCCTTTGGTGCGGATGATGCTTTTGCCGCATATTCTATTGCTGGTGCAAGAACTGGTGCAAAAATCACCACTCAAAACCAAGTTACTTCATTAACTGTTACTGCCGCTTGGAATCCAGCAGACCCAGCACAGTTATTGATTCGTGATGACGGCTATAACGGCACTATTATTCGCACCTATGTGGTTGCGGTATATGACGGCACAGATACTGTTGCTTATGCCTTTAATGGTCGTGTAGGTGGTTTGCAGTGGGATATGTCTCCTGATGCGGAAGGTAAATTCATCTTTACTATCCACCCAACAGGCGGTAATGCTTACGGCTGGTCTAATAATACTTAATATAAAACAATGACAACACAAAATAATTCAGAAGCATTATTAAACTACCTTATAAGCCAAGCCAATACCGAAAAAAAGGATTGGTTTGGCTTTAAGCAACAAAAAATTACTGGTATTAATTTAGCCTATCGAATGGCTGAAAATCTTGGAGATAAACTTTCTCCTGAGGAAATAGTTGAGTATGTTCGTCAGCTAAATGATTGTATTTTCCATAAATTAATAATGGGCAAATAATGTCTTCCGTAAAGATAGAGGTTGAAGGTTTTCAGGAACTGGAATCTTTATTTAAAGAAATGATGGAAGATTTTGGTGTAAAAGACCAAAAAAAGATATTACGCAAAGCGGCAAGTATGTCGATGCAACCAGTATTACAAAGAGCCAAGACACTTGCTCCAGTAGATACTGGTGCGATGGCTCAGTCCTTGCGATTAGCCTCCTCTATACCCTCTAGAAAGGCTAAAAGGTCTATATATATAAACGATGACGATACCGTTATATCTACTGTCACCTCTGCATCAGGAAAACAATTAGCAAAACTTAAATTTCATAATTATTCAGAATCCTATAAGCAGAAAAAGGATGTAAAAACCACAGGAGTGGAATCCGATGCTAGGGTAATTGCTAATGAGTTTGGCACAGGAAAAATGCCAGCTAGACCTTTTTTAAGACCAGCATTAGAATCACAAAGTTTTACAGTTGTTAATAGTTTAGGAGATTCCCTAGCGGAATCATTGAGAAGATATAGAGCAAGGGCATGGAATAAAACAAAATGAATACACTATCAAAAGCATTTGGCAAAAAATTTGAACAAAATAAGGACTTGGTAAGAATTCGTTCTTTTGAGTTTGGTAGTCATACCTTTAAGGTAAAAGTACCTTTGACTTCTGAATACGAAGCCATGATGATTAAAATTAATCAGCCTGATGAAGAAAAAGTTGCTAAGTATTACACCGAGCTAACCAAAACCTTTATTGAAAACAAAGAAACATTAGACCCAGAATTGGGTGTTGTTTTTAAAGAAGATGATATTGAATTACAAGGTAGGTCTTTAAAACATACCGCAAAAACAAAAGTGATTACGGAAAATCAAATTACCGCTATGGTTCAGATGCTTGTGCCAGAGGAAAAAGATTTTGATATGTCCACTATTACTTATGAAATGGTTGAGGAATTATTTCCTTTTTCCGTGCAAATGGAACTATTACAAAGAATTTCTGAAGTAATTTCTCCTAGCTACAAGGAAACAAAGGGAAAGTAATTAGGTCTGTCCGTAGGCAAGTAAAAGCCTATTTAACTGCTCATGGAACAGACCCATTAACAGTAGATGAAGAAACATTTAACGATATATGTATTATGTATCACGATGGTATTATTGGTAATTATGGAATATTACAAGTTTTAGGAACATTAACTGCTGGTCAATTTAATACTGTATTGCCTAAAGGTAAACAACCATTTAAACTACAAGACATTATCCCAACACAATATGAATATTTATATCCACCATTAACGGAAGCAAGCAAAAAGGAAGTGGCAAACAAAAATCTTATGAATTTTGTTAAATCTGCTCCAAATGCCCCAAGTCATTTATTTAAGGAATAACAGATGGCACAAAATATAGCAAGACTAGGGGTAGTGTTAGGTATAAGTACCGCAGAATTCACACAGGGACTAGGGAAAGCCACCTTAAAGCTCGCAGAATTTGTAGATAAAGCCAAGCCAGCCCTATTAGGTGTTGGTGCCGCCATGACCGCTTTAACTGCCAAAACAATGGCTTATGCGGATGAAGTTACGGATGTTGCTGATGCAAATGATTTAGCTATTAGCACAGTAATGGCTTTAGGAACTGCATTAGCGGTTTCTGGTGGTAAAGCTGAAAATGCTGGAAAAATGCTTTCTGCGTTTTCAACAAAAATTGATAATGCCGCACAAGGTAACGAAGAAGCCCAAAAAACATTCCAAAGGCTGGGAATTTCTTTATCAGATATTGCAAATTCCACCAATGAACAACTTTTGGATAAGGTTGTTCAAAAATTAGCCAGTATGAAAGACCCAATTTCCAGAAATGCTTTGGCTATGGAAGCCTTTAGCAAAGCTGGTAAAGGTATTGTTTGGTCAGAATTTGTTCAGCAATTAGAGGCTGGAAGAAAAAAATACGAGGAATCTGCTGAGGGTATTAGAGCCATGGCAGAAGCGGCAGATAGCTTGCAAATAATTATGAAGTCCTTAATGGGCGAAGTGGCTAAAGGTGTTGGTACAGATTTAAAGCTGGTTATTGATTATTTACAACAAATGTCGGATAAAACAGTAGGAATAGGCGATATTTTCCGAACTGTATTTGAAACAGTCGTTGTAATAGGCTCTGATATAGCGTTTATATTTGGTAGGATTGCTGGAGTATTTGATAGGTTCTCCTTAGGTATTATGGCTTCTGGAGAGGAAGTATCAGCGTTTTGGAAAAAATATAATGATGAATCTGAAACCGCAAGGAAAAATTTAGACGAATTCCAGAAAAAATTACTTGATAACACTCCAAAAGACAAAGCAAAAGTAGATGACACATCTGGCGGTGGTTCTCAAAGAGTTATAGAGGCAACCAAAAAAAACCAAGAAATGTTGCGTGTAGCAAAATTACTTACTGATGAATATAAATCTCAGCAAGTTATTCAGCTACAACAATTAGCTATTGCTGGTCAGATGTTGGGAATGACGACCAATGAGGCACAGGTTCAGCAAGCGGTAAATGCGGTAATTAAATCCACACAATCATCAATAGAAGCAATAGGCAAGCGTAGAGAAGATGCCGCTGGTAGAGGTGCTAGTGGTGATGTATTGGCTGAGTATGATAAACAAATTGCAAAAATTTATGAACTACAAGATGTTTATATTGAAATGTCAAGACAGGTGGCATTAGCAACCATAGCAACTCAACAAACATTTGAATTTGGCTGGAATAAAGCCTTCAATCAGTATGCAGAAGATGCTCAAAATTACGGCAAATTAGCCGAAGATATGTTTCATGCCTTTACAAGCAATATGAATTCCGCTATTGACGAATTTGTGGAAAAAGGAACATTTTCGTTTAGTAAGTTTGCTGAATCGGTAATAAAAGATATTATTAAAATTCAACTCCGTATGCAAATGGCTCAATTAGTAAGTATGGGAATTGGTTCTTTATTTGGCGGTATGAATTCGACATCTATTGCTATGGGTGGTAGTGGTGGCGGTGGAGCATTTACTGGAACTGGTGGAGCTTCCTTTGCTTTGCCAGCGGCAGCAGATGGTGGATATATTGATAGTCCAACTTTAGTTGGTGAAAATGGTCCCGAATTGTTTATTCCGCAAAGGGCTGGAACTGTTGTTCCAAATCAACAATTAAGTAGTCAATTAGGCGGTCAAGGACAAAATGTGTTTAATGGACCATATATAGCATCTATGCAAGCCATTGATACCCAATCTGGAATCCAATTTCTTGCAAAAAATAAAATGACAATTTGGTCTATGAACCAATCCGCTAATCGGTCTATACCAGCTGGAAGATAAATATGAGCCTAAATCAAGTTTTAGCTATTAGCGAATCAGTAGGTATTAATGACCAAAGGTTTGTTGGTCAAATGGTTAGTCGTAATCAACGAATTAGCACATCTGAAATTATTACAGTTGTTCCATTTGCTTTTGAAATGAAGCCAATGAATTATTTATATTATGGTCAAAACAGGAGTTTGCTAAATTCATTGAGAATTCCTGATAAATCATTAATTCAATATTTAAATTTTGGCACAACTGGATGGGCTAGTTATATTGCTTATCAAGGCGATATGACTTCTGGTGAAATATCTACCTGTCAATGGCAAACTTCATCTGCAAATAAAGTTTTGGTATTAGGCTCTTTACCTACAATGCCAAGCACCGAATATATTGTAAAAGCTGGTGATTTTTGCCAAGTGGGGTTATATGCTTATATTGCTACGGCTGATGTTTTGCGTGGTAGTGGCTCTACTGTGTCAATTCCTGTTCATAGAAACCTTATTTCTACTTTATCAACTCCTGTTAATGCCGTTATTGGTGAATATGGCACAACTGTTAGTATGGGTGGAACAACTTATACAGGAATTACATTTCAGGTAATTTTGCGAGATTATCCAACCTATACATTAGTTCCTTGCGTTGCTAATGATTCTTTTATTCAATGGACTGGTTCTTTTAGGGCATTTGAGGCGGTGTTATGAATGTAATTCCACCAGTAGTTGATACAAATAATATTCGATATGCGGATTTTGTCCGTGTAACAACTCCTGATGCCGTTTATCGTTTTGCTTCCACGGCTTCTGCTCTTACTGTGCCAGCCGTAGATTCTCAACCTTTTGATGCTTTGGGTGTATTAATAAAGGTTGGAGATACTCAGCGTGATATTAAATCTACTGCTAATGAATCCACTTTTACTTTGGTTGGCATAGATACTGCCGCATTAGGATGGGTATTAGGAAATCAAATTAAAGGCTCTCAAATTGAGGCTTGGAAAGGTTTTTTTAATACAGACGGAGAATTATTAACTTCTGGTGGACAAGGTGGGTTATATCAGTTTTTTAATGGATATATTAATTCTTTTGCTATTGACGAAACTTGGATGGAAGAAGTTAGGTCATTTGTAGGAGTTATAACAGTTGCCGCATCTTCTATTCAATTAATTCTTAAAAATAGAACTGCTGGAAGATATACCAATGATAATAATTGGCAATTTTTTAATTCTGGCGATACCAGCATGGATAGAGTTGCTTTTATCACTAATATTAATTACAACTTTGGCAAAGGTGCATCTCCAAATTCATGATAAGACAAGCCACAAGACACGATAAAAAACAAATAATAGAGTTAATGAAGTTGTTTAGAGCCGAATCAGGAATAAAACAATATCAAACTCTAAGTAACAAAGAATATTGGAACAAAATGCTTGACACAATTTTGGCTGGTGCTGGAATTGTGTTTATTGAGGATGGTGTTGGTTTAATTATGGCTATTATTACTCCTACTATATGGTGTGATAAAACCTTATATATGCAAGAATTGGCATGGTATGTAAAACCAGCACAAAGGAACACAAGTATTGGATATAGATTATTAAAAAAATATATTGAATATGGTAATAAGTTAAAAGATGAAGGCAGAATAACTATGTTTGCAATAGCAAAAATGGTTACAAGCCCTGACATAAAATACGAAAAATTTGGTTTTAAAAAATTAGATGAAAATTGGATTCAATAATGAATAAAAAAATACTGGTATTTTTATCCTTGCTAACATTAGCATCACCAGTATTTGCTATTGGTGCAACCATTGTTGTTGCTTTAGGTTATTCAGTTGCCGCTGGAACAGTAGGCTTTTTTGCGGCTATGGCAATCAATATGGTTGTAGCCATGATTGTTACAAAAGCATTTGCCAATAATCCATCTTTTGACAACGGAATTTCTGGAGGAAGTGAAAACCCCGGAAATCGTCAGCAAATATCACCAGCAACCGATAATAAACTTCCTGTTTTATATGGTTCTGCTTATGTTGGTGGAACTGTTACTGATTTAACTATTAGTGAAGATAACCAACAGATTTATTATGTTCTATCTATTGCGGAAGTAACCAGCACAAATGATGGTCAAACTCCTGATGAATATACATTTGGTGATGTTTATTTTGGTGGAAAATTAGTTACTTTTCAAGGCAACGGATACACAGTAGCAAGCCTAACAGATGAATCTACGGGCATTGTGGACACAACAGTTAATGGAAGAATTGAGTTTTATCTTTATAACAATGGCTCCAATAGTCCAGTAAATTCACCATATAGTGCTATTGAGGTATTACAAGCATCTGGACTTACTTATACTTGGGATGATACAAAGTTAATGAGTAATTGTGCTTTTGCAATTCTTCATCTTTCTTATAGTCAATCCGCTAATATTCGTGGTTTGGAAGCAACTAAATTCCAAATTACAAGTCCAAGAAGCTCTACTGGCGATTGTTTTTATGATTATTTAATAAACACAAGATATGGTTGTGCCATTCCAGCTAGTCAAATTAATACTGATAGTCTTGATGAATTAACTGCATATTCCGATGAATTGTTTACTTATACATCATACGATTCTGGAACTGAAACTCAGCCAAGATTTAAATTTAATGGCACATTGGACACAAATAGCACCGTTATGCAGAATTTACAAAGCATGGCAACTTGTTGTGATTGTTTAATTAAATATAATGAAATTACCGCACAATGGGGTGTAATTGTCCAAAAACCTGATTATGTAACAGTTATGGATATTACCGATAGTAATATGGTGTCTGCTATTAGTATTACTCCATTGGATATTGCCGCCTCATACAATGTTGTGGAAGTTAAATTTCCAGATGAATCAAACCAAGATGCGTTTAATTCTTCCACTTTTGATTTGGCACAAATTGACCCAGCACTTTTATATCCAAATGAACCTGTAAATAAGGTTTCTATTAGTTTGCCATTAACCAATAATAGTGTAACGGCTCAATATATAGCTATTAGATTAATTAAGGCTGGTCGTGAAGATTTACAAATGCAAGTTACTGTAAATTTTGAAGGAATTCAATTAGATGCTGGCGATATAGTATCTGTTACAAACTCCAATTATGGTTGGACAGATAAACCTTTCCGTATTAATAAGGTAGTTCAAGCATTTAATGATGATGGTTCTATTGGTGTTCAGTTAAATATGACTGAATATAATGCAACTGTTTATGACGATTATCCAATTACACAGTTTACTCCAGCACCAAATACTGGTATTGGCGACCCTACATTTTTTGGTATTCCTGATGTTCCAGATGTAATTGCTCAATACGAAACTGCCACAAATCCATCCTTTGTTTTACAAGTAAGAACTGCTCCCTCTGGTATTACGCAATACGCAGAGGTTTGGTATTCAGCATTTACAAATCCTTTACAAGAACAAATGTATTTTGCTGGAACAAGTGAGATTCAATCCAACGGTACTCCATGGGGAGTATCAACATTATTGCCAAATATTACATTAACCAACATTCCAGCTGGCGATTGGTATTTCTTTAGCCGAATGGTAAATAGCCTTGCTTCATCTTCTTACAGTCCAGCAAGTGATTTATTACAATGGCGACCAAGCACATACCAATTTGTAGATAAATATTTAAATGTTGCCTATGCAAATGATATAAATGGCGGTGGTTTTGATTTAGACCCAAGGGGACATACATATTACGGCTTATATAATACAAGCTCTACCGACATAAGTATTAATCCAGATGATTACACATGGTATTTAGCACCATCAGCTTTTAATTCAAGCGGTGCATTGGTTTATCTTTTATATTCAAACCGAACTGGTAGAAGATTTAGTTTTAGCTCTGGTTTTGCGGCTTTTGCTGCAAATACAGGGTCTTTTGTGCCTACTTCAAATCTTGTATATCCTCCTTCAATTTGGGCTGGATTACCTGACGGAACAAATTCAATTGACCTTGACCAAAGAACAGGACAATTAATTCAAACTGGAACAACTTCAGTTGGAACAGGGGAAATTGCGGTATCTAACAATGCACAGGGTAATATTGTTGCATCTTTACAACAATATTTAGATTTTGGAGGCGCTTATACTCAGACTTCAGCCGTTGCAACCTTAACTATTGATATTTATGGTCGTGTAGTAGGTTTTGAAACTCCAGATGACTTTAACTATACGCAACAAGTTTTTACGGCTACCAGCGGACAAACAGTTTTTACTGTAACAAGAGGTTCTGGATATATTGTTGATAATTGCTGGGTAATGCAAAATGGTTGTTTATTAGATGAATCTGAATATACCGATACGGCTGGCTCAACTGGAACAGTAACTTTGTCAGTAGGAGCAACAACTGGCGATATTATTACTATTACATCATTCAAATCTGTAAACTCAACATCTGGTGTATATACATCTTTCAGTCGTAATGGAGCAACATTAAGTAATCAGGCAACCTATACTGCATCGGGGTTTACCCTTAATACTGGATTTGAATTATTGTTTTTAAATGGCACAATAGTTAATTCACAGGATTATGATATTAGCGGTCAAGATATTACTTTCATCGGAAACGCATCTGGAGATTTACAGGTAATACAATGGACACCAAATAATCTTGGAGTAGCAAATGGAACTCCTGTCAATGTGGATGCTTTTACAGTAATTGGACAGACAATTTATCCATTTAATTACAATGTAAATGCGTTTAATTTGTTTAGTAATGGAGTTTTATTTAAGCAAGGCACAGATTTTACAACTGGAACAAACACCTATACATTAACCAATTCACCCACTACAATCAGCAATATTATGGTTCAACAAACCTTCGCAAGAACAGGAGCAGTCTAATGACACAAGCATTTAACCTATCGCAATTTGCAAACAAACTAAACTCATCAGGTCAAACCGACAATACTGGACTACAAAATAGTTCAATTACTATTAACACGACTTCTCCAATTACGGGGGGCGCTTCAACTGCTTTAGGTAGCTCAGTAACTCTTGCGCACGCAAACTCAGGCGTTACTGCAAACACTTATACTGCGGCAACAATTACAGTAAACGCACAAGGGCATATTACTTCGGCATCTAGTAATACTGTTGGCGCTGGAACAGTAACTTCCGTTGCTACTGGTAACGGATTATCAGGTGGAACAATTAGTACTAGCGGAACTTTAAGTGTTGCTTGTCCAACGGCTAATACAGTAGGTAGTTATTCTGGTTTTTATACTTGGTACGATTCAGCCGCAAGTTTTACAGTTACATACGGAAGCAATTATGCCGCTGGTACTAATAGAGGACAATGCCAAGCGGGTGGGGTTGGAAAAACTTGGGAATCAGATAATAATGTCCAAAGTAGTAATTCATTATCTGGAACATGGAAATACCTTGGAGCCACGCTTCAAATTTCATTAAGCGGGTCTGGTGGTGGTCACATGGTGGCTATTGGTTGCCGAGTATCTTAAAAAGGAAAAATAATGTTTACACTTCAATACGCTAAAGACCCTATTTGGAATAATGCTGAAGGCACTAATATTTTGCTAACAGTTAAATGGGAAGAATTTAATGAAGAAATGCCTTTTGGTGCAACTTCTTTCGACCCTGAACCTTGGGGTGTTGATTTATTTAATCGTGCCGTTGCTGGTGAGTTTGGTGTAGTTGCTCCTTTTGTAGAACAAATTGAACCAGTAATCAACTTTGAGCCAACGCCTAGTGCATAACACTTCCATGACCACTTATTGTCAAGGAAGAATATACCCACAAAGTGTTCCTGAGTTCCGAACAATGCAAAAAGCAGACGGAACAATGGAAATGCAAGTGCGTTATGTAAATGCACAAATGGGTTATACAGGCAAATGGATGCCAGTAAATACTGTTCAAGAGGATACCAATAAGGTAGAATCTTAAAAAAGACAAGATATGATTCGTGGGTGCGTGGAGTTCCATGCCCCATTAACCGAGTAATGGAGAAATCATGGCAGTCTTTAATAAAAACACCCTTACACAAGTAAGTGGTTTTGACAATCAAATTATTGCTGGCGAATTAGTCTGGCAACAAAAAACATTCTGGAATTTAACTCTGAATGACAACGATGGTGTTCCTATTAATTTAACAGGAGCAACCATTGATGCTCAGATTATTCGCAGAACTATTACAAATGTTAATGATAGCCGTTATGGTTTGACATTTGATATTGGCGATTTTAGACCAACACCTGAACCTATTGATTTAACCATTTCCAATATTGTTGGTGTAGATGGTTCATTTACTTTAGTTATTGATAATGACACTTGGGGAATGGTAGAAAGTCAAGTGGGCTTGGATATTGCTGATGTTAATGGCATTGGATATTCTGGTCGCATAAAAATGAGCTTTCCAGCAAGCGGGTCAACTCCAGCAAACGATTTAATTGTTTTCTTGTTGTTCCTAGTCCGTTCTGATGCAATCGTAAACAATTAAGGAATCGTCATGGCAGAACTAATAGTCACCAATGCTAGTGGCGATACAGTCAATGTTGATGTATCCGTGGGCAATCAAATTACTCTTACAGTTGACCAAGGCACAAGAGGATTAAGCGGGTATTCTGGATATTCAGGAGCACAAGGCACATCTGGTTTTAGCGGATATTCTGGCATAAATGGTAGCGGACAAAGTGGAAATTCTGGTTACTCTGGATATTCGGGCTTTAGCGGAACACAAGGTGCATCTGGTTTATCAGGGTATAGCGGATATTCAGGAAGCGGTATAAGTGGTTATTCTGGATTCTCTGGAGCTACTGGCACAGGCACATCAGGTTTTTCTGGTTATAGCGGAGCAACAGGAGCAACTGGAGCATCTGGCACAAGCGGATATTCAGGATATAGCGGAAGTGGTATAAGTGGATACTCAGGCTATTCTGGAACAGGAACATCTGGATTTAGCGGTGCATCTGGGCTTTCTGGATATTCTGGAATTTCTGGAGCAACAGGACAATCTGGATTAAGTGGATATTCTGGTTTTTCAGGAATCAATGGAGCATCGGGTATTTCTGGTTTTAGCGGAGCATCTGGATTATCAGGTTTTTCTGGAATAAGTGGTTTTTCTGGTGAAGTGGGTCAATCTGGTATCTCTGGTTTTTCTGGGTTTAGTGGAGCAACAGGGCAATCAGGTATTTCTGGATTTTCAGGAATAAGCGGATATAGCGGTCAGCAAGGAACTTCAATTAATGTAAAAGGTGAAGTTGCGACTGTTGGAGATTTGCCGCCAACAGGAAATCAAGTTAATGATGCTTATATTGTTACTGCCGATGGCAACCTATGGGTTTGGAATGGAACTGCTTGGTACGATGCTGGTCAAATTGTTGGACCATCTGGCGCATCAGGTATAAGCGGTTACTCTGGTTATAGTGGCTATTCTGGAAGTGGAATTTCAGGTTTTAGTGGATTTAGTGGCTTTAGCGGTGAAATTGGACAATCTGGAATTTCAGGCTATTCTGGTTTTTCTGGTGTAGATGGTCAAAGTGGATTCTCAGGCATTTCTGGATATTCAGGAATAAGTGGATTTAGTGGCATTTCTGGTTATTCTGGTTCTGGTGTATCTGGATATTCTGGATATAGCGGAGAACAAGGAATTTCTGGTTTTAGTGGCTATTCAGGCATTTCTGGTTTTAGTGGTATTGATGGGCAATCAGGATTTAGCGGAATTTCTGGCTTTTCAGGTTTTAGCGGAATTAGCGGTTATTCAGGAAGTGGTGTATCTGGTTATTCAGGCTTTTCTGGTTATTCAGGTAGTGGAACATCTGGATATTCAGGTGCATCTGGAATAAGTGGTTTTAGCGGAATCAGTGGCTATTCTGGTTATTCTGGTGTGGCTGGTTTGGGTGGAACAGTTGGTGCTTATGGTTCTTTTTATGACACCACAACTCAAACCGCAACCGCAAATACACCGACTGCAATTAATTTAAATACAACTGATGGCACAAATAATGTTGAATTAATTTCTGCAAATCAATGGCGATTTAATGTTGCTGGAACATTTAGCATTACCTATTCCATTCAATTTACAAACACATCAACTGCAAATGGAAGCACCCAAGTATGGTTACGCAAAAATGGTTCTGATTTAGCAGATAGTAATAGTCATTATGATGTGCCTGACAAACAAGGCTCATCATTTTCTTCTGAAGTGCTCACTGTAAATTATGTATTAAATGTTGCGGCTAATGATGTATTCCAACTTTATTGGCAAACTGCCACCACAAGCGTAAATATTGAAACATTGGCGGCAACTGGCTCTTATCCAAGAACTCCATCAGTAATTCTTACCGCAACACAGGTAATGTATACGCAATCGGGATATAGCGGAACAAGTGGTTATTCTGGTTTTAGCGGTATATCTGGATATAGTGGTTTTTCTGGTGGCACAGGTTCAAATGGAGCATCAGGTTTTTCTGGTTATTCAGGTTATAGCGGAAACGCAACTGGTTTAACCTATGACCAATTTACTGCTACCGCATCACAAACCACATTTACAACATCTTTAACTTATTCTTCTGGCAAAATAGATGTATATGCTAATGGTTTAAGGATGCAAAACGGAAGTGATGTAACAGTTACAAGCGGAACATCGGTGGTATTTGCAACTGGTTTAGCGGTTGGAACAGTTGTGGCGGCAGTTTATCCAAGACCATAATATTATGAAAATAAAAGATGAAAACAATATACGGATTAGATATAGCAACACAATGGGAAAAAATACTTGAACTTCATGTTCTAGCCTTGGCAAAGGAACATCATCCTGAATGGTATCGTTGGCGATTAACCAACAACTATGAAAGGGCGGTGTTCCTTAAAGGTGACCCAGTTTTTCCCAGAGAAGCAACACGCTATTTATGGGCAAACCAAAATCTATTAGGCAATAAAATATTAGAGGTTGGTTGCTCTACTGGTTATGGAGCACAATTTTTTTCCAACCAAATAGATTACACAGGTTTAGATTATGACCCTGTAATTATTTCTGTTGCCAAAGAACAAGGATGGGGTTTTAGCCATTACTTTGAGCAAGCCGATATTAATGAATACCGATTATTTCAATACGATACTATTATTGCTTTTGAAGTAATTGAGCATTTGGACAATGGTTTAGAAATTGTTCAAAAACTAAAAAAATATTGCAGTAGATTACTTATTACAGTTCCACATAATGAGCCTAAAGGTTTTTGGGGTGAGCATCATAAACTTCATGGACTTACAGAAAAAGATTTTCCTGATTTTAAATTTTCATACATAAATGAACATGGCAAGGTATCAAATGTAATGCAAGCGGTTACACCTGAAAACCGTTGTAATTTAATGTTATGTAGGTGGGACAATGCCTAAAGTCCTATGCTCTATTGCTACCAGAGGTAGATACCACACAACCTTGCCATTAGTTTTAAATGCAATCATTAACCAAACCACATTACCAGATAAATTGGTAATTTTTGACGATAATGATGAACCGCAAGATATGCGGAGTGAAATGATTTACCAGTATTTTTTTCAAATGCTTGATATAAAAAAGGTCAAGTGGGAATGGTTATTTGCTGGAAAAAAAGGTCAGCATCATATACATCAACAAGCTAATACGATGGGTTTTGATTGGGTTTGGCGATGCGATGATGATGCAATACCAGAACCAAATGTGCTTGGCAACCTATTAGGTTATACAAGTTTGGAAAATGTTGGAGCTATTGGTGGCTCTATTCTTACTCCACCTACCTTTTTTGATACCAGCAAATCTACTGGCAAGTTACAAGATATTGATAAAGAACCGAATATTCAATGGAATGATATAAAGAAAACAAAAGAAGTTGAACATCTTCATTGTTCATTCCTGTATCGGGCTGGAGTGCATGATTACAACCTTGGTCTATCAAGGGTTGCACATAGGGAAGAAACATTATTTACCTATGGTTTATATCAAAAAGGATATAAGATTTTAGCAGTTCCTCATGCTACAACATGGCATATGAAAAATCCCCAAGGTGGCATTAGGTCGGAAACCAAAAAGGAAATGTATGACCACGATGAAAGAATTTTTAGGAATATCACTAATTTATCTGATAGGACTATTGTTGTGCTTAATTCTGGGCTTGGTGACCATATTGTTTTCAACAATATCCTACCTAATATACCTAATCCTGTCGTTTACGGATGCTATCCAGAAATAATTCCTTGTAAACCTATTGCAGAGGCACAAGCACTTTTTGGTGATATAGACCAATGGAACATATACAAAAAAATGTGCGAATGGAATTGGAAAGGCTCTCTAGAGGATGCTTATAGGAAAATGTATTTATGATAATTATTCATCCTTTTGCCAAACCTTTAATAAATGGTAAACAAAACCCAAAAAATTATCCTTATTGGAAAGAATTAATACCTTTATTAAATGAGCCAGTTGTGCAAATAGGTGTAGAAGGTGAGGAGCAACTGGTTGAAGATTTTAGAAAAAACCTATCTATTATAGAATTAAGACAATTAGTAAAAGACTGTAAAACATGGATTGCAGTAGATAGTTTTTTCCAGCATTTAGCATGGTCTGAAGGAAAAAAAGGAATAGTTTTATGGTCGGTATCTGACCCTGTAATATTTGGACATGAGGCTAATATCAATTTATTAAAAGATAGGGTATATTTAGCCGACAATCAATTTTTATGGTGGGATTTTACAGAACACAATAATGATGCTTTTGTAAAACCAGAGGAAGTGATAAAATTCCTTTAGTTTTAACCAGATAAGACAAAATAATTAATTAAAACCTCTTATTTGGAGTTGAAATGGCATCAATATCAGAAACCGATGCTCGGTTAAATTCTCATGAAGCCGTTTGTGCTTTACGCTATGAAGCCATTAATGCTCGATTAAAACGATTAGAGCAAATTATGATTGGCACGGCTGGCTTTGTAATACTGACTTTAGTAACAATAAAATTTCATTAAGCCAATGAAATGCCCGACACATTTGGATTTTCTGAAGGTGCTAAAGCACTTTCTTCCAGCTTGGATTCTAGCCGTGAAAGTTCCAAACAACTTTCTAAAAGCATTGAAGGAATTCAGCAAGATGCCATTGATGTTGCTCAAAAAAGGGCTCAAGACCGTATTCGGGCAAAAAGAGAAGCAGAATTAAAAAAAGAAAGAGCATTAATTAAGGCTCTTGAATCATGGAAGCATAAAAAACAAATAAGCGATGAAGAAGCCAAATTAAAAATAGATTTTGTAAAAAAATATGGTGCTAAAGAGTGGGAAGCAGTTTTGAAAATAAAATTGGATATTGAAAATTTGGAACGCAAAGATAACGAAGAATATCAACACGACCTTAAAGCGGTCAGAAGAGTGCAATTTTGGTGTTTTTTTGTTGCTGGACTTATAGCTTGGTATTTAACTTGGGGGATTAAATAATGTTTGGAATAGATGACATAATTGGTGTGGGAATGAAAATTCTTGACAAGGTTATTCCTGACCCAGCCGCAAAAGCTGAAGCCCAAGCCAAGTTATTAGAATTACAACAACAAGGAAGATTGGCAGAATTACAAGCAGATACGGCAGAAGCTCAGGAGTTGACCAAAAGAGCAGAAGCGGATATGGCAAGTGATTCATGGCTTTCAAAAAATATTCGACCTATGACTTTAATAGCTATTTTGGCTGGTTATTTTACTTTTGCTATGCTATCAGCTTTTAATATTGAAACAAATAAATCCTATGTGGAATTGCTAGGTCAATGGGGTATGTTAATTATGTCCTTTTATTTTGGCGGTAGGACTTTGGAAAAAATTATTGATATGCGGAGCAAAAATGATAAGCAAGGATAATGTATCTGGATTTGTAACTGTTACTGTAACTATTACGCTATGCGTTGTGGTTGTGGGAATGGTTGGAACTATGATGGCTGGTATGTTTGATACTAATATTAGCAACGATAAAATTTTTGAAGCCATAACACCAGCATTTCAAACAATTATTGGTGGATTTATAGGTTTAATTACAGGAATTAAAATTGGACAAAATGATGAATCTAACTGAACACTTCACTCTTGAAGAATTAACTCATTCTGATTCTGCATTAAGAATGGGATGGGAAAATACTCCTAATGAGCAAGAAATTCAAAATTTAACTCGATTAGCTGGATTATTAGAGCAAGTCCGTAAAGAATTAGGTAAGCCTATTCATATTAATTCTGGTTTTAGGTCAAAATTAGTAAATGATTCCGTAGGCTCAAAAGATTCTAGTCAACATAGAATTGGTTGTGCCGCAGATATTAAAATTCCAGAAATGACACCAAAACAAGTTTGCGAAGCAATTAAGGCTTCTGGCATCCAATTTGACCAATTAATCCGTGAGTTTGACAGTTGGACACACATTAGCGTTACGAACCATGCTGGCGAAACACCCCGAAACCAAATGTTGATTATCGACAAAACTGGTACGAGGTCTTATAGCTGATTGCCCTTTAGCTTTTAATTGCTCATGTTTGGCGGTTAATTCTGCCCTTGACATGGCTTTAGGTCTTTCAGCATCAAAACTATTACCAGCCAAGAAATATGGGCTAGGCTTTCCTATTGTGCGTTGCCAAAAAGCAATATAAATCCTTTTTTCTTTCCGCAATTCGGATATGTAATCATCGGCAGTTTGTTGAACACAAAACATACACTCTTTTAATTCCTTACGATTCATAGCCTTTCGTTGTAATTTTTCCAACAATTCCAGTTTGCGGTCTTCTTTACTTTTTGCTGGCACTTTTCATCCATTCGTTAATAGCTTGATAGGAATATTTTAATATTTCATTTTGCGTTTTTAAGGCTTCCAAATCCACATTTCCAGCATTTGCGGACAAGTTTTTAATGTTTTTACAAGCATTTGATGCCATTAAAACCAATTCTGATATATCTAATTTCATACATTTTCTCCAATTAGGTTCTGGGTCTGTACCAGTAATTCTTCTTCCGTGATAGCATACTCCCGCTCAAAGCGTTTTCGACCCATTCCGTGAATACTGGTATTTGAGCCTCGATGGTGGTAGGTGCACAATGGGATAACAGGGGCAACACTTCTCGGCATAGCTCGTCTAATGTGATGCAATTCTGCTGGTGTTCCAGCGTTGCCTTGATGCCTACATAATGAGCATCCCAATTCAGCAATTTTGCCATATAGTTTTTTCTGTTCTTTGTTCATTTTTTGTCGGATGCATATTTTAACCACCGAATATAAAAATCAATAAATTCTTTTAATGATTTACCTTTTACTATCCATTTATCGCCTTTTAATAGCGAAAATTCATAAATATTAGGGGCACTACCATCTGTATCACCTATTATTTTCAATACAAAAACATCGGGTTTTTTGGCTAAAGCAACCAACATCCTTTTTTGCCCCTCATTCATATCCTCTAAAAAATGTTTCCATTCTAGGAATAAAAAAACTCCATTCCTTTCCACAACACCATCTATATCGCTAGGAACAAAGTTTGGGCTATTTTGGTCAATTCCATGCAGAAAACCATAATCAATATGTTTAGCGTGGGCTGACCGCATTAACTTCATCTTTCTTGTGCCTTTTTTAGTATTGCTCTAGCAAATTCAAGCCAGCCTTCATTGGAATCAATAAGGTTTACAACTGCATTACCTACCGCCAATATTTCCTCATCTGTTAGTTCTTTTACTGGATGATTACAAGTAAATTCTTGTTCACAATGCGGACAGTTATGCCTTAAAGCTACTAGTTCATTTGTGTTCATTTCTCTTGTGCCTTTCTTAGTATTGCTCTAGCAAACTCTTTCCAGTAAACATATCCACTAGACCATTCGCATTTCTCATGCACTTCAGCTATTTCCTCATCTGTTAGTTCTTTTACTGGATGGGTATAGAGTAATTGTGAATTCCCTTTTAATTCAAAAGGCGGATTGCCGTCTTTATATTCCCACCCACTTGGGTAATGCGTTCTCCACGCTACTGGTTCATTGTTCATTGTGTAGCCTTGCCTTCGGCTCTAGCAGATGATTCTAAAGACCTCCACACCTCTATTTTTGCTTGTGCGGCTATCATTAGCCATCTAAGTTCCACAAACTTTTCTTTGGCATCAGCGAGGGCTTCAATAACTTTTATATATTCGGGATGGGAATAAGCATAGGATTCTTTAGCAGATTCGGTTTTAGAATCGCATTGGAGCATTAATAATGCTTTTTTGCTTTTTCTAAACTCGGTAAAGTAAGTTACATTTTTTTCTGCTTCGGCTAAGGCTACTGCGTTATCACGCATAAAATCCAAGCATTTAAAAGGATTAATTTTGGTATCTTCTTGTTCTGTCATAGTCCTCTGCTCCTTAAATGGGCATCTATCTTGTTAATAATGTCGTATCGTTGCATTCCAATGGTGCTTAAACCTAATTCGTTAGCCTTGGCTATCATTAAAGCATCGTTGTTTCGCCATTCTTGTGTCGCACTTCCGATTACTTTTTTATCGGCTATCCAATCTGCTTTAAAACCAATCCAACCTCTTTCGCAACACACTTGAATTGCTTCTTTAAGGCTTATCTTGGCTTTTTCTGCTTCTCTGGCTAGTCCTTTTAAAGCGGTTTCTGTTAATGGCTTCTTACTGGCTTTCCGTAGCTTTAAATAATCTTCCCAAATGGATACATCCATTCCGTCAGGAATGGGTATAGTTTTCTTTGATTCTTTATTTATGATTAATGATTCTTGATTAATGATTAATGATTGGTTAAGCGGTCGTTGAGCGGTCGTTAAACTGGTGCTGGCTCTTTTTTCTGCGGAGGCTTTACCAGCACGGCTTGCTTGTTCGGACTTGGCTTTATATCTTGTAATTTCCACATCACAACGGTTGTGGATAAAACCTTGCTCAGATTCTTGGAAAAACTCATGCAAAATACCTTTGGTAACTTCTATATTGGAAATTCTTAATTTACGGCTAATTAAGGCTATGTCTTGGGGAATAGGTTTTTCTGAATCGTAATAATAATTTATTAAACGGAGATAAACGGCTTCTTCCTCTAAGGTGAGGTGAGCGGTATTGGAAATCCACTCTTTTATCTCAAACTGGAAATAGTGCATAAAGTCCTTTGTCAAAGGTAGTCGGTAAGGGGAAAGGCGAGTTATTGACTAGATAACTTTTCAGGGGCTACCCTAGCCTTTCCAAGTATTATATTACATCAGATTTTATGGGGGGACAATATTTTTATTTCGATTAATGCTTGTCCACCTTTAACAATTTGACCACGCTGAACAATTAAAACATCAATTTGGCTATCGTCATTAAAAACAAGACCGCTTTGTCCAATAGCATCTAGGCATGATTTTAACGAATTGTCCAAATCCCGAATCCTTTTGTCGGTGGGATATAAGGTAATTGTTACCTCCAAACGAGCATCACCCAAATGTTTAATTCCAGCGTCTAGGATAGCGTTTTTTACTTCATTTTTAAACTGAACCGCTTTTGCAGTAAGGAATCGTCTATGACCGCTAAACCCCCAGTAGGTATTGACACTAGGAGGATATGGAACAAAAAAAGTGGTCATATTTTAGGCTTTCTCAGATATAATAGATTCTAGCAGTAAAACTTAACTCACCACGAAAAGGAGAAAAGCATGATGTCAATGCACGATAGGTATTATGAGCCAGAAGATGACGATTCAGGAGATTTCATAGATGAAAGAACCTACGAATTGCTGAAAACGGAAGATTACAACCCCGCACTTACGCACCATTTAGCAGAAGCTATTGCAGAAGCAAACGAATTAGACCAAGCATCTATTATAGATTTTGTAAACCAGCAAAATTGGGAAGCCTTAGGTCGTAAACTTTATTTTATGAGTTACGAATATATGGAAAAGTTAGCAGAAGACCACGCTATTGACAATTACAACTCTGGTTTATTACACGATTAAGGGAAAATCATGTCTTTATATATATTTACAGAAGATGCGGTAGTTACTATTTCCATTATGGCTGAATCAAGAGATGAAGCTTGGAAAAAATTATCACAAATTAATCCGTATAAAAATTTAAAAAATGTCGATATAGATGTGCCTAGTTGTGAATTGACAGATATAATAGATGTACCAAACCACGAAAAGGAAAATGTATGACAATAGATTTTAATACCTTACGCAAAATCAATGTTAGCGAAAATATAGAAAAGAAAGGTAATTTATCCTATCTTTCTTGGACTTATGCCGTTGATACCCTTTTACAACAAGACCCACAAGCAACTTGGGAATTTCCAGAACCTAAAGTTTGGAATGACACAGTTATGGTGTTTTGTAATGTAACCGCTTTCGGTAAAACCATGCGTATGCAGTTACCAGTTATGGATAACCGAAATAATTCCATTAAAAACCCCGATACACGCAAAATATCGGATGCCACCATGCGGTGTCTTGCTAAATGTATTGCTTGCTTTGGTATTGGTTTATATATTTACGCTGGCGAGGATTTACCTGATGATTCCACACCAGCAGAACCAATAGATGTAGATTTTTATGTAAAGTCCTTAAATTCTTGCACAAATATTGAGCAATTAAAAATGGCTTATATAAATGCGGTAAAAGAATGTATACCTGATAGAAATGCCCTACAAACGCTACAAATAACAAAAGATAATGTAAAAGCGGATTTAGAGGCTCTTGCTAAAGAAGCGGAAGGAAATGCCCAATGATTATCAAATCTATGTTTTGGCACATTCTTCAAAAAGAAATACAAGCAAGAAAGGTTAAAAAATGAAAACAACATTAAAAATAGTTGGTGCTTATTCATTTACCTATTTGCTAATATCGTTTGTATTGTGGGATTTAAACCCAGCAAATTGGGATATGGGAACAAGATTTTATTCCTCAGTATTTGCAACTTTATTAGCATTAGTAACCATTCTTGGAGAAAAAAATGACAACATTCACCACCGAGGATAGGCTTAATGCTTTAGAGCCAATTCCTTTTGCTGGATTAGTGGACTTGGAACAAGGCTCTGATGAATGGAAAAAAGCCAGATTAGGTCATGTAACGGCTAGTTGTGTTGCTGATGTAATGGCTAAAGGTAAAGGCGGTTCGGAAGCAATTACTCGCAAGAAATACAAAATGCGATTGGTAGCCGAAAGAGTAACAGGGCAAGGACAAGAATCCTTTACCAGTTCCGCTATGGAATGGGGGACTATGCAAGAACCATTTGCACGACAACAGTATGAAGTATTACATGAAACATTTGTAGAAAAAACTGGGTTCTGGAAACATCCTATTCATGATTATGTAGGAGTATCACCTGATGGATTGGTTGGTAATGATGGTCTAATCGAGATTAAATGTCCAAATAGCACCACACACCTAGATTATTTAATTGCAGACCAAGTGCCAACGGAATATTACAAGCAAATGCAATGCCAAATGTGGGTGACTAACCGCCAATGGTGTGATTTTGTAAGTTATGACCCAAGAATTAGGTCGGATAAAAATAAGTTGTTTGTAAAGCGTTGTGTCCGTGATGATGCGTTTATTGCGGAAATGGAAGCAGAGGTACTTAGGTTTTTAAATGAAGTGGATGATTTATTAATTAATTTAAACGGAGCGGAAAATGAATGATTTAAACCAATGTCAATTTATCGGTAGATTAGGCAAGGATGTAGAGTTACGCTATACACCTCAAAATGATGCAGTAGCAAATATTTCTTTAGCTTGTGGATGGAAAAGCAAGGACAAAGAGGGCACAGAATGGGTAAATGTAACCGCATTTGGTAAATTGGCAGAAATTTCTGGACAATATTTAACCAAAGGTTCGCAAGTATTTGTGCAAGGCAAGATGAAAACGGAAAAATATACCAAGGATGGTATTGACCGCTATTCGACCAAAATTATTGCTGATAAGATTCAGATGTTGGGCAAAAAGGAAGTTACAACCACTAGGGTAATGCCTACCCCTGAGCAACTAACCGCCTTATCGGATGATATTCCTTTTTAAGTTAAAATAGCAACACCGAGGAGGAAACTCCTCAACCCTCTATGGGAGCAGATTGCAGTGCGTTATCACTATAAACTAACGGGCTAAATACCCTCCTTTTCGTGGCTTTCTGCTCCCACCAAATGTATTTCACCTACCGAAAATTGAACATCACTCATTTTTGGGGGAAGTATTATAATGAATTATCAATAGAAATATTGATATGCTCTTTAAAACCTACGAAAAGGAAATCCAAATGAAATTCAAACTGGACATAAAGCGTGATGTGGATGCAGATGGCGATGCTTATTTTTTATGGTTGCCACATGGTTTCAGATTCTCGGATGATTTAGTTCATGTAAGAGGATTTGATACTATTGCAGAAATAAAACAAGCATCAAAAACGGATGTTATTACATGCGATTGTCAAGACTGCAAAAAAGGACTTGAAGAATTAAGTCAGCGTTAATTAAGACCCCCGAAAGGGGGTTTTTCTTTTTGTAGCTATTAATTTAATGTTTTTCACCTTCCGAAACGACATTCATAAAATACCTTTATGGAATAACGACTTACGGAACATAAATATGTTTACACCTTCCTTATCAAGCGTATGATTAATTCATAGAGAGAAATCTCCTAACCACGAAAAAGGAAGTAAAAATGAATAACCAAGAAAACCAAATGTTAGGTATGCAACCAGAAAAATTGGAATCCTCTTTTTCTACCGCTTATAACATCAATATGCGATTAGCTGGAATGTTATCTGATGCTCAACACCTAATTGAAATCGGTTCAACAGTAGAAGCAAATCAAATTCTTAACCAAGTAAAATATTACTTTTTTGAATACACCGATACTAGAAACCTAGTCCACGCACAAAAGAATTCATAATCAAAATACCCCCTTAATCGGGGGTCATCCACTATAATAGTATATCTTCCACACGAAAAGGAAATAAAATGATTATCCAAAGAATATGCAGTTACACATACAGATTCATCGGAACTAGCGAGGAATCCAGCGTTTTTTATTTTTATAAAAAGCCTAGCGGTAAAACTTGGTATATAGCAAAAAGCGGTGAAGTTTTACATACTTGTTTTTCTAAAGCAGATGCAATTTCTATTTGCAAAAACCTAGCATTTTAATTTTTAACCTTACGAAAAGGAAATAAAAATGAAACCATTCAAATCTTACAAAGATGGCTATATAAAACTTAACCCAGAACTTTATATGGAAGCCATAGATTTAGACCTTGAGCAATTTGTCCGTAGTGATGATGGTCAATTAACAGGATATTGGTATAACGAGCAACAAAAAGAATGGCTTGCTAATGTTATCAATGCAAAAATTAACGAATTTTTCCGTTCAAATTACGAAAAAATGCTAATTGAAGCAAAAGAATATGTTGGAACTGGACTTATTGTTAAATAATCATCCATTATAATAGTTATATCTTAAACACAAAAAGGAGCATTTATGAAACTTTGGCACGCTGATAAAAAAATTCCAACTTGGGTTGAATGGTTGGCGGTACTAATCGTAGGAATCCTATTCGGAACATTATTTGCAATAGGTTTATTAGGAATTTCTATCGGCAGTTTTTTAGCATCATTATTTTAATACCTCAGGGTTATCCATTATAATAGTTATAGCAGTAAAACAATACAACACAAAAAAGGAAATAAAATGGCACACGAATTAACACAAAGAGCAGACGGATTTACCGAAATGGCTTTTGTAGGTGAAACACCTTGGCATGGTCTTGGTCAGGAGCTTGAAGCTGGTGCGGATATGGTTACTTGGCGAAAAGCATCAGGTATGGATTGGACTCTTAATAGTGCAAAAGTGCATTACGAAGTAAAAGATGACAACGAGCATCACAACCTACATACTTATAACGGACAAAACATCCTTTACCGCTCGGATAACAACGAAGCCTTATCAATCGTTAGCGATAGATACAAGCCAGTTCAACCAGCCGAAGTTTTGGAGTTTTTCGATTCTTTAGTAAAAGAGGCTGGATTTAAATTGCATACGGCTGGAACTTTACGAGGTGGTCGTAGGCTCTGGGCTTTAGCGGAAACTGGTAAATTCGGTGAAGTATGTAAAGATGATGGAGTAGGCGGTTTTCTACTTTTATCTACATCATGCGATAGAAGCCTAGCCACTACCGCCCGTTTTACATCCGTTAGGGTCGTGTGTAACAACACCTTAACGATGGCTCAAAACGAAGTTAAGACCATGATTAAAGTGCCACATTCCACAGTATTCGACCACGATAAGGTAAAAAACCAGCTTGGTCAGGTATCGGAAGCCTTTGGTAGTTTTATGCAAATGGCTAAATTCCTCCAATCACAGGAAATGAACCACGCTAAAGCAGACGCATTTATTAAGCAGTTGGTATCTCCTGATTACCAAATTAAAGAATTTGAACTTGATAAAAATCGGACTGTAAAAGCTATTCATGCTTTATACGAGGGAAGTGCCAAAGGTTCGGAGTTGGTTGGTCATACCAAATGGGCTATGCTTAATGCGGTAACCGAGTATTACGACCACCATATCCCAAACCGCAGTAACGATACACGCTTAAATAATGCTTGGTTTGGTAGCGGTGACCGAGCTAAAAATAAAGCGGTAGAACTCTTGTTAGCGTAGTAAATATGATATAAGATACCTTCTATAATATTTAGGAGGTATCTTGGAAAATACGGTAAAACGAAGCCCTAAAGCGGTATCAACTTTAAGGGCTTTATTCACAAAAGAAAATAAACCTCTTACTTTGCACGACCTAACCCAAAAATCGGGCTTACTATCCAACGAGGTTTCTATGGGTCTATGCTATCTATTACGACAGAGATATGTAACGAGGAAAGAGATTTCCAACGATAACTGGAAGATTGGTAGAAAAACTGTATATAGCTATACCTACTCACCAACCAAATTACCAAAAGAGAATATATGAGCAAGAAAAAAGAACCAGCCGTTGAGCAATTAGATACCGACCTGTTAATTCCTTATATTAACAACGCAAGAACCCATCCAGAGGAGCAAGTTACCCAAATTGCTTCCAGTATTAAGGAATTTGGCTTTAACCAACCTATCCTAATTGATGCGGATAATGGTGTAATTGCTGGGCATGGTCGCCTATTAGCGGCTAAAAAATTGGAATTGGATACTGTGCCATGTATCCGCTTGGAACACCTTACAGAAGCCCAGAAAAAGGCTTATATTTTGGCTGATAATCGTATCGCCATGAACTCCTCTTGGGACTTTGAGCTTTTAAAGATGGAAGTAGAGGATATTCAAGATAAATTCGACCTAAAGGATTTTGGCTTTAACCGAGAGGAGCTTGAAGGCTTATTAGGTGAGTTTGAGCATGATATTGATGTGATAGATGAAATTAATGAATCGGTAAATTTCATAGTTAAATGCGATAACATAGCCCAAAAGGAAATTATTAAGGCTCGATTAGGTATTACTAGCGAAAAAATCCAATTTGAAACCTTTATAGGAATCCTCGATGGCTTCAATTCTAATAATTGAAACAGTTCCTAGAGCCAAAAATCCGATAGATGCTCATGTGCGTAACGCATTAGCATTTAAAACGGAATTAGAGGCTAAAGGACACTTGGTAGACCTATTATTTATCCAAGAGCATAGTGGCAGATACCAGAAAAAATATGATGTTATTTTTGTAAGCTATGCTACCCAATACCCTTTTATCCATGAAATTGAAAAAATAGAGGAAAAAAACGAGGACACACCTTGGGGTTGGATTACTAACGAATATAACCTTAGACCAAATGCTTTTGCTTACACCATTTTTAAGCGTAGGCGGTCATTCTTGCTATGTAACTATGAATTAGGTTCGGTTAAGTTTGCTTGCTTTGATGCGGAGTATTCGGTAAACCTTAACCCATTGCTATTTAAGTTGATGCCACTTAGCAAGAAAACCCATGATTTTATTTATTACGGAACATACCGACCTGACCGAGAGGTATATTTCAAGAAATACTTTACAGAACAAGTTTATTTATCTACCAGTACCAAAAATCACAAGAAATTCCTACATATAGGTTGCAAATCTAAGCCTATTAAAAAATTTGGATGGGATAAACCAGCATTACAAGCCTTTAGATACTCTTTATATATAGAGGACACCTTTACGCATAACCATTTTAATAATTTAGCCAATCGTTATTATGAAAGCCTAGCGTGTCGGTGCGTATTATTATTTGATAAATCTTGCGAAACGACCTTAAAAAAAGCTGGTATCACCAATTACGAGCCATTTTTAATTGAAAGTGCCAAAGATTTTGCTCGGTTTACTAAAGATAATTATGAAGAATTATTGGCTATTCAAGCTGAATGGCGAGAAAAAGTATTACAAGAAAGAAAAGAAATTATCCAAAATATTGAAAATGTCATCAACACCGAAGTGACAATTTGTCAAAAAGGTGAATGAGGAAAAGTACCGATACCAATGTGCCGTTAGGCAGTTGCTCCTCTATCGTAAAGCGTGGGGATTAAAAGAATTTAGGATATGGGCACATCAGGAAAACCATGTAAAGTTTTGGTTAAAACA